ATCCTTGACCACCACTGATCTTATCATCTGGATCAAACATATCTTGCGAAGCATAAGTATGGTTTGTACATACTAGTCCTACGTTGTGCGAACCAATCATGTTAACTGTGTTTCTAACAAGTGATGTAAGTGCCTTAGGTTTTCTACCCATATCACCTTTCATATCACCTTTGTTAAATTGATCTACATCTGTAGGAGTTAGTAACATACCCAAACTATCAATAACAAACAATACCTTAGGTCTTTCCTCTTCTGGCATCGCTCTATAGTCTGTCATAAATGTTGAAATAGTTTTTGCTACGTCATCAATCATTGACATATTAAGTTTAAGCAGTTTATCTTCTGATGTATCTACGTCTAATGCGTGTAACCAACTTTCATCAAGTGCGTTCTCTGAGTCAATAAGAACTACAAAGATACCTTGATCCTGTGCGTGTTTTACAATGTTACCTGCACAAATATATGATTTACCTGCACCACTTTCGCCTGCAAATACTGTTACCTTACCCATTGGCACACCTTTGTTAAAGTCGCCACTAATAAGATAATTGAGTGCATAGTTACCTGTCGAAACCCAATCAGTCGGATCATTAAATCCTGCACTCATTCCTGTAATAGATTTCGTTAAGTTTTTTCGAAACTTAGAAACGTCAAATGCTCTGTTAGCCATAGTATCTCCTTAATCCAATATAAGGGGTGTGCCTGCTACACTTGGTGTTGACACACCCCTATATTATTACTGTTGTCTGTTGCGGATCATTGCAAGAATGTCTTCCGCTTTATTATTATCTGCTGGTGCAGTTGTTGACTCAGTAGTAGTTGCTGGTGCTTCTGCTACTGCTTCTGCTGGAGCAGTTTCAGTAACTGGAGCCGCCGCTGGAGCAGGAGTTGGAGTAGATGCTTTTACAGGATCACCTGTTCTTGCACTTACGCCTGCTGGTCTAAAGTATTGACCAAACTGTTCCATATCGTATGCTTCACCATCAACTGATGCTTCAAACATCTTTTTAATTACACCTACTTCAACCTCTGAAGGTTTCTTAGGTAAGTAATCGCTCAAGTTAAACAAACCGCTATCTTCAATAGCTTTGTACTCTGACTCAGCTAATGGTCTCTCTTTACGAGCCCAGTTTGAAGTTGAGTAGTCTGCATAACCACCTTTTGATGTTTTAGCAATCCTAAAGTCCACACCTGCTGTATAATCAGTAGGTAGTTCGTTCATATCTGGATCCATCAATGCTCCTTTAATAATTTGGAATATTTGTGGACCAATTATGAAACGTCTAATTGGATTTGCTGGAGTTGAATCCTCTTTTAAAGGATTGTCTGTAACAAAGCCTTGGAATACATATGAACGTTTTTTCCAATACTTACGTCCCATGTCTTCTAAGTTTTTGTCTTTAAACCAACCCCTTACTTCTGAAAGTACTGGGCAAGTTTCCCCATACATTTCCATACAAGGTACTTGTACCTGTACAGGGCGAGAGTCTGTCTCACCTTTGATTCCAGCAAATGGAAGTTTGATCATCAAACGTTCTTGCCAGAAAAATGTATTATTTTCGTCACCATCAGGTAAGAAACGAACAGTTGATGTTTCGCCTTCCTTTAAGTTCCAAAATGGGTAAATGGCGTTGTCGCCGCCTGTGGATTGACCCGATGAGCGGGTTTCCTGTTCTTTTAGTTTTGCACGAATTTCTGCTAATGTAGCCATAATATAAGCCTCCTATAAATTGTTAAGCCTTCGTTGCTTTGTGCCTGTTAAGTGTAGCACAGTTTTATATACTACACTAATATACTTATAAAGTCAAGTCTTTGTTTGCCAAAAAAGTGACTTTACGTACTAAACGCCTGCTAGGTGTTTAATTCTTTCCATCTCGCGATCTTTTCCTGCCTTAAGTCTTTCGATCATCTTCTCTGCAAATGGTATTGCTCTATCTCCAAACTCTTTTTCACAAGCAGTTACAATGGCAGTTTCACCTTTTGGAAATGAGTTAGTAGTATAGTCATAATGTGATTTAACTAGCTCTTCTAACTTCTCACCTGGTGATTTGTCATCTTCCTTGTTCATCGCTTTGTCGTCTTTTTCAATGCTACCGTCTGGATTCATTTTAACATCAATTGTGTCATCATCTTCCTTGTAGCCTTTTTCTTTTGCTTCTGAATCCAATTCTGCTTTTTTACGCATAACTTCTTTTTTAAGTTTTTCGTCTTTGCTTGTATTTGGATCCATTTGGATATCTTGAATAGCTTTTTTCTTAGCCTGATAATCTTCTTTGTCTTTAATTTCTTCTGTAGGTTGTTGCTCCAAATCACCTGTATCAAGTTTTGACATAATGCTTGGTGCTTTTGCTTTTACATACTTCACTACTAATGGTCTTACGTCTGTTGTTGATTCCTTTTGTCCTACCTGTTTGAACATATCTAAAAGCATCGGGTCGTCTATGACACCCTTTAAACTCATAACAGCATTGTTACCGTTAACTCCGGCTTGAAATTCTGTTGCCATTAAGCCATTAAGTTTTTTAATCGCGGCTTCTTGGTCTTTGCCTTCGCCGTTAATTAAAGCATCTTCAGTTTCTCCCACTATCATGGATAATTCGTTTTCGAATTCTGCTTCTGGATTAAGTTCACCGTTCTCATTAACAGTATAACCTTCTTTATCCAAAGCATCTATTACTGCATCACGTGGTGCCATTGTGTGTACAATAACTCCGCCTTGTGACATTTCATCTGGCTCACACTTACATTCAATGCCTGCTTTTTGACAAGCATATTCCATTTCTTCACAATCTTTTTCAGAAATGCCTCTGTCTTCATCATAGTCACCTTCGATGTCTATTCTGTGTGCGTGTGCTTCTTGTCCACCTTCATGTCCACTAGCTTCGTCTTGTATTAATTCTTCTTGATGTTTAGCAAGTTCTTCCATTGAGTCAAATGGTCCACCTGTTTGTTTACCATCTCTGTATGAATAAAACTTTCCGTCCTTGTGTACTGCTGACAAACCATATTTGTTCATGCCCATATCACTTGGACCTACTTCTTCAATTTTATTCTTTTCACTTACTAATTTGTTTATGTATGGAAATACACTTTTTAGTTCTTCGTTAAAAGTTCTAATAGTTAATTCATCAATCCAACTGTTTTGTAATTCTTCTGGAACTTCTTCCATTACCACTGGACTGAAATCTTTGATAGCTTCTGCGTAATGACCTGCACGTTGTAATTTCATTACTTCAGTTTTAATTGTATCAAGTCTTTCATTAACTAGATCCATGTAACCTTTCAAGCCTTCTGCCATTACAGCTGAACGGTTCATGTAAGTTTTAAACTGTCTTAGCTTTGATAATTCTTCGCTGAGTGAAACGATATGTTTACCAAAGTCATCGTATAAGTTTCCGCCTTCGCTTACGTGTCTAGCTAAAGCTCTTGCACCATTTAAGTGTCTGAATGGATATTTAAATCTTTCTCCATTTTCACTTTCAATATAAATGCTGTGTACGTGTTGTGTTCTTGCTCCAGGAACTTCCATGTTCACTGGTTGTGTATGTTTTAGTACTAGCCTAGCTTTGTCTACATCTTCGTAACTTGTTCTACTAGTGCCGTACATTTTACTCTCACTCATTGTTTTGTCTCCGGCAGTTTTAGTTAAGTGTTGGTAATCTCTTTTGTCTAGATTACTTTTTGTTATATCACGTGTATCAAAGTTAAGCATATTTCTCTTTGAAAATACTCTTAATTCTTTTAAAAAATCGTACCATTGTCCTTTGATGCTATCTGGCTGTTCTGAAACGAAAGTGTTGTTGTATGTTACAGCAACTTCTTTCTCTGTTAGTGACACACTTACTTTGCCTAATGAATCTTCGCCTACCTTGTAGTCAAAGTCAAAATAACGTGCTAATTTAGGCTCATCTGTTACTACACCTGCTTCGTCGCCAAGTGTTACTGATGGAAATCTGCCTCTAATTTTAGCAAATAGCTGTTCTGATATATTGTCCATATTGCTCATATAACTATTTATCTTATGTTTGTGGAAACAAATATAGGCATGGGCGGTGTAGCGTCCTCGCCTGTATCCGCTTGATTGAAGGTTTCGTACACTCTAGGATCCCAGTCTTTAAGTACTGCCATAATACGCATACTCAGTAAACAAGCACTTACTAGATCGTCTGTTTCTCCTGGTTTAGCTTTAAAACTGCTACCACTAGCAACAAACGCCTTAAGCTCACTTATTAATACTTTGCTGTTTACTTGTAGCTTGTCATTTTCAACCATGTTCTTTAATCTAGTACAAGCACTAATTTTAGTACTGTGAGTTGTATTAAATCCTTTTCTAAACTTACGTACATGGCCTTTTCTAATAGGTTCTGATACACACATACCTGGTATATTCTCTTCACCCATATCTCTAATAACAATAAGAGCACCTTCGCCTATTGAATTGTTTTCAACTGACCAGTATATGTTCTGTCCATCATTAGAACAACTTTCTTTAATGTAATTACAGATATCTTTTAGTATTCTTATCTGTGCAGGTATTGGTGTAGTGTTGTGTCGCCACTCTGCTATTTGTTTGTATGTAGGTAATTCAAATACTTGTATCGCGGCATAGTCGCCTCCTGTACCCATAGCTGGATCAAGTGCAACAACATAAGTGTTAGTTCCATTAGGCTTACCATACCAACGTGTTTGTCCCATGTTCATGACAGGATCAACACCTTCTAAACTTGATAACTTAATACTGTTAATAAGTGTTTCATCGTAAACTAAAAACTCACAACCATACTCACGTCTAAATCTTTCTTCACCAATACGACCTACTTCTGTCTTCGCCCAGTCTTCATCTCTGTCAGGATGTTCGTCCCATTTAGCAGTAAAGCCATGAAAGCCATTAGTACCTATTTCGCTTTCGTTACCATTCTCATCAAACTTGTTTTGTGATTCTTTCCATATGATAGCAAACGTATCTTCATCTGAGTTAGGTG